TATTTTCTTTCTTTTTACGTCTTTTTTTAGCAGATGGTTTTTCATATGCTTGACGCATTTTTAACTCTCTCACTATGCCTTCTTTTTGTACTTTTCTTTTTAGTACACGCATAGCTTGTTCAACATTGCCTTTTCTTACTTCTACGTATATCAACTTATTTACCTCCCTTCGTCAATTTATCTCTCGTTTCAGGTAAGTAAATCCAGTCTTTTGTAATACCGTGTTTACTTAATAATTTGTCTATAACATACTCATTATTTTTTACCCATTTCTTTTCCCAAGTATCTTTATAATCTTTGTTCTTGTGATACCATCTTACTCTATAAGTTTTAATTTGCCAATCAGGTGGATTATCTCTATTCCACAATATCATATCATAGATATCCGACCAGGCACCATACTTAGCAGTTGAATAACATTTAGAAAAAATACCTGTAAAATTATTATGTGTTACACACTCGTTCTTAATTATACCTTGTATTTTTTTCTTCTCATCACCAGCACCATAATCAATCCAAGTGGTATGACTAGGTTTAATTTCTTGGTACATTTCATTAGCAATCTTACTAACTTTAGTTTTTTCTGCTTTAGTTAGATGAAAATAATGATAAAGGTCTTGTACTTCTTTTGAACCTGTATCTACACCTTTTAATTTTAGATTACAAACTTGTCTAGCAATATCTTCAGGACTTGATTGTAGTCTAGGATTTTCTTCTCTAGGATTAAACATTAATGCTAATAAATCTACTTCGTCATCTGTTAAATCTTTATGTAAATGTTCAGGTATTATAATTGTAGGTATCATACCTGAATTACCAAATTTAGATTCTTCAGTTGCCTCAATAGAATGGTTACCATCATTTACTAGATCACCTAATTGACCACGATATAATCTATTCTTTAATATAACTACTAATAGATGTTCTAAACTTGACTTATCATTTATTATATTTTTTAGTTTAGTTACGTGAGCAGGATCTTTTGTAAACTCTCTTATCTGTAATCTATTTTTAGGTAATTGTTTAACTGGAGTATAAACTACTTGAGCACCTTCGTATGATTTTTCATTTTGAATAGACTCAACAATATATTTTAATTTGTTTATATTAGGTAATACTATATTAGAACCACCATTAGAATTATTATAATAAAGGTCATTATCTTTAGCATTTGCCTCTATTAATAAATTCTGTTCAACGGCACCCATATAATCATACGTACCATAATATAATACTTCGTATTTAAATTTAGCACTAGGGTTCATAAAGTCTGAATGAAAATCCTCGTTTTTGGAAGAGAACATATAACCATCAAATGGTTTACCTTTATGAATACCTATGTAAACTTTATTGTTATTTAAGTTTGTAAATTTATATAAAAATGCCTCACAATTATTAGGATCATAAGGTACATTACTATCTACTATTTGTTTAGGTAATCCTGAATGTTCAGGTGGCGGAGAACCCGCCACCTTTGGACTAACACTATTGATAGATTTAGAATCTAAATTAGATTGCATTTGCATCCTCCTCGTCATCTGACTCACTATCATTGTCTTCCATTTGAGACTCAAGTTCTGCCTTTTTCTGTTGATCTATGATAGAATCAGCAGAAGCACCAGCGTCAACTTTAGTATAGAGTTCTACAAAGGAATTCTTTGTATCATCATCAAATCTATTTGTACACATTTCAATTGCCTTCATCTTATTATTGAAGATGGCATATGCCTGTGTAATATGTACAAGTCTTCTTGTAGATATAATCTCATCAACACCACCATCAAAGTAGGTTTTTCTAATTACATCTGCCCAAGTAGTTAACTTGTCAATAAACTTGACATCTGATTTACCATAAGACTTTAATGTATTATTTAAAATCTTATTCTCAATTTTAACAGAAGGATATTTCTGTTCAAATGTTACTGGAAATCTTTCAAGGAATGCCTCGTTAAGAACATTAGTACCGATAAACTTACCGTCTTCGGAACCTTGCCCTTTAGTATTGGCAGTCGCAATAACATTGAAACCTTGTTTAGGTTTTACCCATTTGTTAATCTTCTTAACAAAGATACCTGAACCTTCAAGGACTGGTTGTAAACACATAATCTTATTACTTGCAAGGTCAATCTCGTCAAGTAAAAGAACAGCGCCTCTTTCCATTGCCTCAATAATAGGACCATTAGACCAAACGGTTTGACCATCTTTAAGTCTGAAACCACCTAGTAAATCGTCTTCATCTGTTTCAATAGTTATGTTAACTCTAATCAATTCTCTTTTCAAGTCAGCACACGCCTGGGTTACAGACATTGTTTTACCGTTACCTGATAGACCTGTTATAAACACAGGATAGAATCTATTAGATTTTATAATTGATTTAACATCTGGATAATTACCGAAAGATACGAAATTTTTATCTTTAGTAGGTGTTATATCACCAGTTAAAGAAGACACTACATAAGCGGCCTCTTTTTTAGTTTCAGGTGTAACTACTTTTTCCATAGTAGTAGTTTTTGAAACATCTGTATCTGAACCAGATGGCATTTTGAAAAGACCTTTTTTAACTTTCAGGTCTTTGTTAGCAACTAACCATTGAGGAAAAGCAACTTTATGTTTCTTCTCAACCTTGACTAATTGCGCTCTAGTGATTTCTTTTATATCACCAAATTCTTTGTAGCATAATTCTACAAAGTGTCTTTGTTTATCATTTAATAACATTTGTTAGTCCTTTCTTTTATTAAATATACTATTATCCTATCATAAATTGACTGGAAAGTCAAGCTATAATAACCCTTGTTTTTATTGATGTTTTGATCCATATTATGCAACCTTCTCAATAAATTTGTTTAAAAGCACTCTGGAAGTGATTCTTCCTTTCATACTCTTACTGAATAATTGTTTAATCTTACCTGTCTTCATATCAGTATTAATACTATTTAAATCAGCATTTTGTACTTTCATATCTTTGGCATTAACTATAAAGTAATCATCATAACCTTTTTGAGGAACAGCAACAACTTTATCTTTACTAAATGCTGATCTATTCTTTTGGTATATTTCTTCTCTTTTAGAATAGTCTTTTATATTATAAGGTCTAAAGTAAATATCACTATCCCAACGTCTAATTCTTTTTATTAGATAGAAACCGATAGTAGTAATACCGTGATAAGTTCTTAATAGATTTAATAAAGCACCTGTCATTGATCCACTTCTATAACCATAATCTCTTTTATCTTTTGTACTATGATTTTTCTTTTTGTAGATTAGAACATCTGTACTACCATTACTCATACTAGGTACTAGTCTTTTATATTCATCACTATATTCCATTCTATCTGTATTACCGTGATTACCACCACCATCAGTTAATGTAATAAGATTCATTTTTTCAATCTTATATTTGTTTTTAAATAATGGTACTAATTTTAATAAGATAACTAATGCCTCGTTTAAAGGTGTAGAACCTAAATAGTATTCTCTAGGAAGCGATACAGAGTCAGGTCTATATTCGCCATTCCAGTTATGTCTCCAATTATAATTGTGTTCATAATACATACCTAAATGATATAGATACATTAAAGACTCTTCTAATTTATTCTTCTTTAATTTATGACTAGCAACATTAACAAGTTTAACAGAGTCAATTGCCATATCACCTTGTTTATATTTAAATGATTTTGATAATCTATAACTAGAATCATCTTTGCCCATTTCACTAGAAAAGAAATACAACTCAAAAGGTATATTAACTTTAGAACAAAAGTAAACTAATTGAATTGTTTGTTGTACGGTTTTAAATATACAATCACTCATACTACCTGACCAATCTAACAACATCATCATACCGTGGTTTTTAGCGTCTGGTAATATAGTCAATCTTTTAAATATATCTTCATTGAATTTATAACTATGTAATTTAAGAGGATCAATTGTACCTGTTTTATCAAGTGTTGATCTTTTGTAGGCAGTAGCAGCCTTCTTCATTTCAAATTCTTTAACTAGATACATTATAGTTTTTTTAGACTCATTAATAAAAGACTTGTATTCTTTTTTAAGATAAGGTAAATAATTTTTAGCAGTTACTTTATCATTAATAAAAGATTTTTTAATATCTTTTAAGAAGTCAGCATTACTATGAATTGCCTTTGATAAAATTGGATCAGGTATTGATCTATAATTATAACTTGTTTCTGTATCTAATAATTTTTCTTTTTGACCTTCAAAGAAATTATTAGTTATTGAAGTAAGTGGCATATCACCACCAGCACTTACGGCACCGTCTTTAGCAGATTTATCACCTACAGCAGGTTTATCTTTATCTGACTCTGATTCTGTTTTACCTTCTTTGCCTTCAACTTCTTGTTTATCTTTAGACTCGCCGTCTTTGTTATCATCTGAATTACCGTCACCGTCAATATCTTTACTATCTAATGAATCGTTTTCATTATTATTAAGATTATAGTTTTCAACTAATACGTGATTGTCAAAATCAGGTAACTTTTTAAGTTTCTTAACTTCTTTTTTCTGCCAGTTTAATAATAGTTTAGCGAGTTTTACTACATCATTAAAAGTTTTTAATGCGTCAACTTTTTTCAACCATAGTTTATCACTATTAGAAAAGTTAAATAATAATTTTTTTGAAGACTTATAGAAGATATTAATTTTATCAATTAACATTAAGTCTTTATCATAGTCTTTATCTTTTAGACCAAAGAAATTTTGTCTATTAAGTATTTCAAAACCATTTAAGTAATTAGAAATAACACCTGGATATTTCTTTTGTACTTTTGCGTCAATTCTACAATCTTCTAATACGTTAATGTATGCTCTTAACTCATCATCATCAGCGTGTTTTTTCCAACCATTAGATGGTGTATATAAAGCGTGAGCACACTCGTGTGCCACTAACATATCTGTTACATCTTTTGATTCTGTTTTAAAGATTGGTAATGTAAGTATTCTATTAACTACATCAAACGAAGCAGTTTTTACATTGTTTTGTTGTACGGTTATATTTTCTGTAGCAAGTAATTTTGCTAATTGTGATTTAGTATCTATATTTAATGTGTTTTTGTCCATATACTCTTATGCTAGGACATTTTGACTAAAAAGTCAAGCATTAATTTTTGTTGATTTTAAAGGGTTTTTGAAGACAGATGTTCTTGTTTTGTTCTTATTTCGTAAAAATAAACGTAGGTTCAAACTTTCTGCCTGATAGATTCGGTCTTTCAAACTTGCCTAGATAACGATTCTCTTGTTTTTTATCTACTGATTCACCGTCTAATGTAGTTGTTGCTGATCCACCTTGTTGAGTTGATAGTGATAACCACCAGGTATCTGTATGTTTAAAACCTACATCTAGTGCTAGTTGTACCGTATCTTCTTCAAATGTTTTGTAT